TTTCATTTTTCATTAATTATGAAATGTTAGAAAGTGGTATATCAAAAGGCCCCAACCACTTCACTGAACGCTATACCTGTGCGTACAGCTACAAAGTTAAGTTGGATGAAGTTAATGCTTCTTGCTGGCTTAATGTAAATATCAGCTACAAATTCATTTCTATCAATAACTTCTGCAGTATTGTTAGTATCGTCACATACTACAAGGAAGTCTGTGATACCACGTCGACCCTGAACATCTCTCAGATATGGAGTTACTAGGTTTCTAAATTGAGCTCTTGTGAATGAATCGTTGAATTCAAATAGAGTATATTTAGAAGATCTAGAAATTGCTTTTTCAATCACAATAAACAGACGACGAACATTAATTCTATCAAATGCACTTGGCTTAGCTAATAGAGTTTTATCTCCATAAAGAATTGTTCCTTCGCCAGGGAATGTAACAACTGGATTGATACCCTTCTTATAAAGAATATCTCTATCTGATTTACGAGGATTATAAGCAAGTTTTACGATATTTCTGATATTACCTCTATTATAACCAGCTGGTGACCACCATGCGTCATTAGTAATTTCAGTTCTTGCAGTAAGACCAGCAGTATCACCGTTTAGAGGAATCCAACGATATACATCATTGTATCTATCGTACATATATTTGTAACCAGAATCTAAGAATCCATAAGATGAGCTTCTCATTGTGTTTCTCATTGCCACAACATCGGTTGCTTCAAAGCCAACGTTATTTACAACATCAGATTTGTCTGGTGATGCAAACACTACACAGTCAATTCTATGCTCTGCGATATTATCAATTAGATAATTAGCAAGCTGGCCACCATGTGATCCACCTCTTGCCTTACCCTGCATAACTAGACCAATTTCTACTTCTTCAACTGAAGCAAACTTATCATAACCAGTTGCAAGTGTCCCAATAGATACAGTAGATTCATCAGCACCATTTTGGCCATAATTGAAACTTGCAGTGTATGGAACATAATTTGTTGAACTAGTAACGTTTACAGCTGTATTAGATACAGCGTTTGAACGATCATTAGCCCACCAAATATAAGCAGACTGTTCATTGATAACATTCTTATAGTAGTTTGAAGCACCATCAATTGTTTTGGAATCTGATGCTCTTGACATAGAAGCAAACTTTTCAAGAACAGTTCCAGGAACGCCAGTAAATTTACCATCTTCATCGATCACTGTAGCATGGAGTTCATCTAAAGCCGCTGTATTTCCAAAGTTTGTAACAAAGGCAGAAGTTCCAGGAGCGCCATCAAACAATTCGAAATATTCCCAGCTTCTTGTAATTGTATCTTCTGATGTCCAATTAGTAGATAATCTATACTCGTCCTGAAGTGAGATATCAATTGTACGAGGAGTATAAACACCAAAATCAGCAGCAGCATTTGTGAATGATATATTTGATGCTACTGTTACTGTAGTAGCATTTGTATATCCATTAATTCTAGCTACATCGAATTCATCTACACCACTAAAGATAGCTAAGTAAGATCCAACTGAATTGGATGTAAATGCATTAGCTGATGTCGTTAATGTTGTACTATTGGCTGTAACATCAACTGATGATGCACTATTTGTTCCTAGCGCTGCGTTTGTTGTTGAGACTGCAGTAACTTTAATATATTGAGTTCCAATTGTTGTGTTACCAGTTTTTAATAGATCTCCAACCTGGAAATCATCTTCAAGCAAAGCAGTATTTGAATTTAAGATTGTTACTGCTGTAGCAGTATTACTTGCTGTAATATCTACAGGAGCTACATAAACTACTCCGGTGTTTGATCCAACAGTAAACTCAGTATTACCACTATATGAGGTATTTGAAACAAAAGTTACATTAGATTGAAAGGCATTCGCTGTATCACATACAGAAATCTTTAATGAATCTCCAATTTCACCAGGCCATCTTGCAATCCACTGAACATCAGTATCGAAAGTGCCATCTTTGTTTGTATAATCATCTTCTGATTTAACAATATGTAAAGCAAGATTTGATACAGATGCTGTATTCACAATAGAATTATGAACAGTTGTATTTGCAACAAATTGAATACTAACTCCAGTATCAGTTCCTAATGCATCCGAAGATGCTGCAAGAGCAACGTGAGTAGAGTTTGTTATACTAATAGTTGAACCGACTCTAACTGATGATGTATTAGAAGAAGCGATAAGAATCATGCCATTTTCTAATAACGAAGTATCTCCAACTTCAACATCTGCTACGCCAACGCCGATATTAGCTGATACTATTGGAGAAGTTCCAGTTGTATCACCAGCTCTTACTACGAATAATTGATTGCTATATCCAAGAAAACTTGCTGCTGTAAAGAATGTTTCAGCATTCAAATTGGTTGGTTTACCAAAACGATTTACTAGTTGTGTTTCTGAATCAATTAGAACGCGCTCGTTAACAGGTCCCCAACGAAATACACCAGAGATAGCTCCTTCCGAAGTTGCGACTCCTGGAACAACAGTTGACAGATCAATTTCTGTAACATTGATCCCAACACTTTGTTGATAAGCCATTTTATAATCTCCTTATTGTTATTATTATTTTTATAAGCTTTATTTTCTTATATTTATAAAAACTATGATTTAAAAATTAACCCATTTTCCATAAATCACCATCTGAATACTCAAAATCGTCTTCTTGACCAGTTGATATATGGCCAAATGGAACTAAATTTTCTTCCATTGCACTAACATTTTGGTCATACATATTTTTAACAACATCATGGTTAGTCATATCTTTAAAATATGATTGGGATGTTAACCAAGCGAATAGAACACAGCACATAACTAAATCATCATGAGCTCCATCTTCTGCCTGATAACTTATTCCTTTTAAAACAAAACGAGACATCTCATCTAAAATATTAAAATCATTTATTATTAATTTATCATCTTCAACTAAACTTTTAAGTGTAGAACATCCTAAACTCTTTACAGATTTTGTAGTTCTAACTCCAAGTTCTGATTTAACACCAAATCCCATTGTTGCAGCAACTTTTCGAGCTTTACTATATGTTGCTATAATTCCTTCATATTCTAAATCTTCGTGCATTATGTCTACAATTTGTTGACCCAAATCATTTGTTTCTACTAAAACTTGACTATTATTATAATATATAGCAGCATCATGAATATATTTTGGATATATAATTGGCTGTATTTCATTATTTCTATATGTGCATACAACTTCATATGGAGAAATTGTAGCATCAAACACAGCAAAAGCCGAATAGTCTAATCCTACTCCACGAGCTGTATCTACAACAGTAATATATGTATGCCCTTCTTCAACTTCTTTATAATAATTAAATCCAGTTTTTGAAGCATGAATAGGAGTTTGATATGGAATCATGGCAAGTTTTTTACCAGATATAAGTGTATCAGAAGAACCAAGAAATTCAGTTTCAAATTCCTGAGAGAAGTTTCGTTCTCCCATATTTTCAATCTGTTCTTTTCTCCAGTTTCCATCACGCCCTGGAACATCTGACCAAAATATTTCAAGTCTCTTAAATCTATTTCTTCCTTCTTCTGAATCTTTCCAAATCTTATAAAAATAATCTAAACCTTTTGGTGTAGATGTTATTATCATCTTTGTAGTTTGACCAGATGAAATAGTAGGATATGCAGACACATAAAATTCTTCTTGAATTCCTCTTTGAACGAAAGCAAACTCATCAAGATATAGTAAGTTATATGAACCCCCACGAGCGGCTCTAGCAGAAGTCGCCATAGCCTTTACCTTAGAACCGTTTTCGAACTCTATGCTACCCTTATTCCATTCTTTAACACCTGGCTGCAGCCAGAATGGTAAATTTTCGAATGATAATTGAATTCTTGATAATATTTCTCTAGCCTGATCTCCAGTATGAGCTAAAATAGCTATCTGTTGAGGTTCATCTGGATGAGAAAATATAGCAAGCCATAAAATGTAAGAGCCAACTGTAGTAGTTTTACCAGACTGTCTTGGTAATTTACAAGCAGAGAATCTATTATCGTGAAACATGTTAACCATTTCTTCTTGAAATGACCACATAGCAAAAGGAATAATACCGAAATCAGTATTAAAAACTTTAACATAGTTTTTCATAAAATAGATATGATCTCTAGAACACCTTATATATTCTTTAATGTGTTCATCAGACAAAGGAAGTTTGACTCCGCAAGCTCTAATTTGTGGATTTCCTGTGTATGTTTGATTTGATTTTAAAGTAAAATCTGGTAAATTAGTCATTTTTCTCCTGATCTATAGTAGATCTTTTAATATTTAAAATTCTCTGTAGATCAGAAGTAGTTCCAAGAAACATATTATTATTAACTGTTTTTGGTTTATCGCCGCCATCAGTTGCTTTTTGATCAATTCTTTGTTTTGTTTGAGAAAGATCTAAAAGATCCTTGTTTGTTTCACTTATAGTTTTCATAAGCGTTGCAAACACTTCAAATGCTCTTGGGTGTTGAGATTGACTTGCTAACTCTAGCATCGTCTGCAAAGCATCATTACCAGATTCTAATGTAGATATTAAATTGCCTCTAGCATATTCATAATCATCATCAACATTTTCTAATAATTTATTTACTTCTTTAACTTCGTGTTCAATCACTTCTGTTTTTACGTTTAATGCCTCAGCAATGCTATCAATTTGTAATTGATTTTTATTCGATTTCTCTTCCATTAGGATATACCTCTTCTTCTATAACAAAACCAAAATCATCTTCCCAACTAATTTCAGAATACGGTATTGAGTTATTAGCTATTGATGTTGGTGATCCATTAGCATCCAAGCCAGGTTGAACTGTTACTTGAGCATGAATAGTTCTGTTTGGATATTCTGTGGCTAAGTTTGTTTCAGTATAACTATCAAAAGCAATATTAGTTTTAGCCTGTTTGATAATTTTGTCTGTCTGAACTGGACCCCACAATTCACCTTTCATAGTAAAATTTATAGTCCATACTAAATATCTACGTTCTTCAAAACCGCCATCCCATGTATCTTGCGATGATACGCTATTTAATATAGTAGGAATATCTAGAATTATTTGAGGCTGACTTAACATTTCAACAGAAGCAGTCCATTCTGGTGTAAAAAATGGAAGAATCTGTTCTAAAATTTTAGTTCCATCTTCAGCATTTTTTACCATAATATATAAATTAAAATTTAAGTTATATGGAACTGGATTATAGACAAAATCTGCTAGGTTTTTATTTGAATTAGGAGCAGGCATTCTTCCAAGAGTATTCTTTTTTCTTTCAGAATCATATACCAGATCTAGCATTTCAAACGAAAGTCTTGGTAAAAATGCAGCAAAAGGTCTAGTTAGAGTTGGATCTTGATCTACTCTAGCTAATACTTTTTCTTTAGGGCCATATGTTATTGGTACTCTAATCATAGAAGTTACTGCTTCTGTTTCTAAATTAGTTCTTCTAATATAGATTTGATTAAATAATGTTCCAAAAAGAATTATATATTTTCTAATTGAGCCATGATAATAAGTATGATTAAAAATTACCAGTTACTCCC